ATCGCTGAACCGCTGCCGGCCGCGGGAGGGTTTCTCGGCCGAGTCAGGGGGCTGCGCCGTGGCGGACGTGGACGCCGCGGGATTCTCGGGAGCGGGTGAGGACTCCGGAGCCGCAGCCCCCTCATCCGGGGCGTGGCGATCCAAGACGGCTTCGAGCTGTTCGGTCGTCGCACCAGCGCCGCTCAGGGTCCGGCCGTCACGCTCGACCGAGACGACGGTATCCGGCGAAACTTGCGCCGCAGCGTCAGGTGTGCTAGGCATTGCGCATACTCAGTATACTCTCTTCGGCGAGCGGTCTACGGTGTCGCAGCCCAATGTGGCCTTGCCTCGACATGGCGCGAGCGAGGCCCGACCGCTCGCCGCTCACGCGCCGGCCTGCTGCGTCGAAGCTCCACGCCATCGCTGGCCATGCGGGCGTACTGCACGCCCTTGGCGCGCCACGTGCCGCGCATACGCGCTGTTCCGCTTCGCTCTTGAACAGACGAGACAATAAAGCGACTGTCCGTCTCCGGCGCTGCGTTCCACAGCGAATTGCGTCCTGGCCTTCACCTGACGGCACCCTGTACAAATCTTTTCGGTGTTGGGATTCCCGCCAGCCCGCTGAATACGCATTCGGTAGTGCAGTAGTCGGTGATAGGCCTGATCCTGGCAAATCACCAGCGGCGCATCCGCACGAATCGACCCATCCGCATGGTGAACCACGGCTCGCGGCGGTAAGGGCCGGCCGAGTGCGCGTTCCGCGCGGACCCGATGCACTCGCTGATTCTCGCCACGTGATCCTGTCGTTTTATACCCTTTGGGGTGGGCGTTACGGTGCTGGTGCCCGCGCACGAATCGATGATAGTCGCCTACGACGTAGCCGCGAGCCGGACTCGACCGCTGGACGCGCGGCGTCTGACCACCACAGCCGCATTCACAGAGTCTCATGCGCCTGCCTCTCCCTGCTCCGCTGCGGCTGCTCGCGCCTCGGCCGCCATTTGCTGCTCGTGGGTCATCCCGGCTTCCTGCGATTGACGTTCGGCCTGCTGCTGACGTTCCTGTGCCTCGCGCGCGGCCTGCTGGTCGCGTTCCTGCGCTTCCCGGTCACCAACTTGCCCCATCGCGCTCATGCCAGCTTCGTGAGACTGCGCCGACGTCTGTGACTCGCGTTCCTGCGCCGCACCGAGCTGTTGTTCGCGAGCGTCCAGTTCAGACTGCATCATGGCCCCGCGCAGCGTATATTCGGCCAGCTGGAGCTTCGTCGCGTTGTCCATGCGCGCGATTTCCAGCTTCACCTGGGCGTCGATCTGCGCCGCCTGCGAATCGGTCTGGGCCTTCATCTGCGCGACCTGCAGCTGGCCCTGCGTCTTGGTCTGCTCGGTCTTGATGATCTCGCCGGCCTGCTGCAGTTGCTGCTCGAGCTGCTGGATCTGCTGCTGCAGCTGCTGCGGGTCGGGCTGCGCGCCGTCTTCCTTCTGCGGCTGGAGCGCCGGCGGCAGCGCCTTTTCCAGTCGTTCGGCAATCTTCTGCGCACCGGGGAACGACAACTGCCGCACGTAGTCGGGCGTGGCCACGGCGGCCATCTCGGGTGGGAGGTTTGGAATCAGCGCCCCGAGCGCCGCCGCGCCCTCCTCGCGCCGGGTGGCCGTGGCTTTCCCGAGCGTCACCGTCGTGCCGTACTTACCCTTGGTCGGGTCGTAAAAGCTGAACAGCGACTCTTTCATCTTGGCCGTCTCGGGGGTGATGTCCGGCGGCGCTTCCTGCGGTACGCCGTCAGGCCCCTTCTTGAACGGCTTCCCGACCATCACCTGATCCGGCTCGTCATCAAGGCCCATGATGTTGAGAATCTGCCCCGGCCTGGTGATCTTTGGGATGATCTCGACCATCAGCTCGGCGGCATAGATGAGCGCCCGCCGCACATTGTCGGGATAGTTGCTGTTGGCCAGATCACTGGCCGACTGCAACGCCTGGAGCGCCTTGCCGCTGCGCTCGTTCGGATGGCTGTTGCCAAGGCTGGCGTCGCCCGTGCTCGTCGTCGCCTTGATGGCCTCTTCGCTCGTCCGCATCAGCTCGACGGCGGCCATGATCGGCGCGTCGAACGGCGAGCGTGCCGGCATCGGCACCTGTTCGCCGGCAATGCTGATCGGGTCGTAGGGCAGATACGCGTGGTTGTAGATGTTCGCCGTCTGCCAAATCTCTTTGTAGGGCTCGAGCTGCCCGGCGGCCGCAATCACGGGCGACTTCGGGGCCAGCGCGAAAATCTCCATCGCGCCCGAGTAGGTGTAATTGACCATCCGCTGCGCGTCCATGCCCTCGCTGATGATGCCGCGCAGGACGATCTTCCCGTCCACGTTCAGTTCTTCGCCGTAGACCGGAATCTGCGGAATCCGCGACCCGGCCCAGTCCCACCGTTCGACCTCGCCGCCGCTGCCCTTGCGCTTCAACTCTTCGACGGCGTTGATCTTCGAGCCGGTCACGACGGGCTTGCGCATGACGCGCCGCATCTTGACCTTGGCGCCCTTGGGCGGTTCCCCGGTGCCGCCGGTGCCGTCCTCGAGCAGATAGATCGGGAGCAATTCGTAGGTGATGCGCCAGTACTCCGCGATGCGGATCGTGTCCTTGTCGAGCCAGCCCGGCATGTCGCCCGTAGACATGAACTCGTCGAGGCCACGCAGGTCGGCCTCGTAGGTGTCGAGGAACTCGTCCTTGTCCATGTCCTCGACGAGGAACCGGAACTTGCTGTCGGACCGCGTCGGGCGTACGGCCGAGGGGTCATCGTAGACGGTCAGGCTGTTGGTGATGCGCTCCAGCCGTAATTCCTGGTCATACGCTTCGGGATTGTTCGGCTCGCCCTCCCAGACCTCATGGACGTATTCCGTCCGTAGTCGAAACCACCCGAGGCCCGCCTCGATCGCGCCGTCCGCGGCCCACTCGATCGGGGATTCCCCGCGTGACTGGTTCTGCACCCGCCGCAGGTAGCCTTTCAGGATGTCCGCCGTCTCCTGGTCAGCCCCGCTGCCGTTCGGCAACACGTCGAAGCCGAAATCGGCATTCTTGATGGTGTTGCTGACCTGTCGAACCGGCTGGGAGAGGCGGTCGACCACGAGACAGGGGCGGGCGGGCTGGGGAGGCGCACCGGCAATGCTCGCGGCCCCTTCCCGGGCCAGCTTGATCGCCGCGGGCCACTGGTCGCCAGCCCTGAACTGCTTGGCGAGGAGGATCCGCGTGCGCTGAGCGTCTTCGGCTTCGGCGCACTTCTGCCAGCGTTTCCGCGCTTCGGCGATTAAGTCGCTTGGGGCTTTGGGCATGGTTTCAGGCCGGTCTCTCCCGGCTGTCACGCCAGTCCGTCGTCTCGGCGTTCACGATCGGGAATAACCGGGCCCGCTCCCGCTCGTCGTTCAATGGCGGCCACTCATCGACACACCAGCAAGTCACGTTCTCGCTGGACGCACCCGCGTAATTGGTTCAGTCGTTCCCTGCCGGGTACGCGTGCAAGGGAAGCAACGGCCTACTGACCGCCGTCCAAATCTCGGACGTCATCACAAAAGCAGCAATCGAACGAATCGCCGACGCGCCATCCCCACGTAGACGGCCTGACGTGCCGATGTCCGCACTCCAGCACGGCGACGACTGCGGTCGACCAGTTCGCAGACGGCAACAACTCGGCAATCTTCTTCGCCATCACGTCTCCGGCTGATACACGCTGCGCGGGCAGAGGTAGACAGGGCCTGCTAATGGTCCGACGTTGATCGGCGTATGCTCCGACTTCGCCCGCCCGCACTGCGCGCAGGGCTCATCGACAGCCGGAATCGAGAGGTAGATCCCGCACATCTCCGCTGCGCTCGGCAGGGCTGTGTCTTCGTCTGTCATGGCGCCCATTTCCTGATCAGCTTCAGCCCTTCGAGCTGGGCCTCGATATCCGGCATCGCCTCCGCGACAATCAGCCGCCACACGTCCGGACTCTTCTGCGCGTCCAACAGCCGCCGCGCCGTCGCGGGCTTGACCGCGAGGAGCGTCAGGTAGTCATACACAGCGTCGAGGGCATCCGTCTCGACCTGCAGCCCGAACGCCGAGGCCGCGACCTTGCGCCACCGCTCGCGGCCCTCGACGACGACCGTCAGCAGCGTCCCCCGCTGGCGCTCGAGGTCGCGAATAGCCTGCATCATGCTGTCAGACAATGCCTTCTCGCGGGCTGTTGAGTACCCAGCGTTGGGCAGATCCGGCAAATGAAAAAGCTCTGGAGCCTTACGAGACACTGGCGCCTCGCTTCCGCAACACGGTAGCTTGGCGAGCGGCGCTTAGTTTTGCGCGCGTCTCCGTAGATGTCACATGATGGCGCCCAAGAGCATAGTGATTGCCTTGAGATGCGAGGCCGATTTGGGTGCGGGCTTCCTCAGTGTGGTGGTATCCGCGAGCGCGCATATTGCCGGCCATCCGCTCAGCTGCTGCGGCCCGCTCTTGAGGATTGGCCCACCGCCGCTTCTGCCCTTCTGCGACCTTGCGCCTAAACTCTGGATCGGCCCACTGCCGCTTCGCCGAGGTTGACTTCTTCTGGCTATATGCCGGCGTAGGATTCGACTGCACGACGTTCATGGCCGCGCGATACGTAGTGTCAGCCCAACGCGCCTTTAGGTCGGCAGTAACCGCCTCACGCCGCGCCTGTTCTCTGCCGATTAAGCGCGTGAGAATTTGCCACGCCAGCAGATCCTCACGGCGGCCATGCTCGTCCCAGAGACACTTGTGCAGGAAGGCGTGCATCGCCACGTTGACGCGCACGACGTTGCGCGGCTCGTAGTCGCCGCCCATGTGCCCAGGCACCAGCCGATGCTTATGAAGCAACAGCGCCATCCAGCCTCGCCTGCCCCTTCTCCGTGATCCACACGTCCAGGATCACGTTCGGTTCCCCTTTAACCCGCTGATTCGCCGGCACCCGCACGACCTGCACGTCCGTCTGCGGAATCCCGCCATTGGTCGACAGCACCGGCACCAGGCCCGCCGCGTGGAACTGCGCCAGCGTCTCGTCGAGGTCCGCGCGCGTCAGCGTGGGCATTGGATAGCCAGTATACGCCCGTTCACGACAGCCAGCCGGTGGATCCGCTGGGCGCGGGCCGATAGACCGACGACGCCGGCTTGTCCTTCGGCGCCTGCTGCCGCACCGCCAGATACCGGAACGCCGACGCCCCGTGCTCCGCGAAATCATGCACCGGCGTCGCCTTGAACTCCTGCAGCCGCGTGTTGTAGTCCCGCCGGTAGTGCTGCAGCGCCTCTAAGCCGGGCTGGCACTTCGCCGCGTCGAAGTAGCACCGCGGGAATAGCATCCGCGCCGCGTGGATCCCGTCCTCGATCGGGATGTTCGGGCAGACCTGGAACGTGATGCCGAGACTCTTGGCCGTCTCGATGCGACTGCGCCCCGAGCCGAGCTCACGCACCTGGATGTCATGCGGCGCCCAGTGCTGGCCGTAGACGTACCCCTTCGCCCGCAGGACGTTGGCGTAGTGCGGCAGCCCCTCGCCCTGCGCTTCGTAGTAGTCGATGAGCCGCACCTCGCCGCCCTTCAGCGACTGGCTGAACCAGATGGCCGTCGAATCACCGATGCCCAGATCCCAGTCGGTATCGACCGGCAGAATCGGATCCGCCGGCACCCGCCCCACGCGCCCAGAGCTGCGCGCCTGCTCGAGCTCGCCGGCGTAGATCGCGCCCTTCACCGCCGCCTCGAAGCTGCATTCGAACTCCTGGTTGTATTCGTCCTGCGTCATCACCCCGCGCGCCGCCTGGAGCTCCTCGGGCGACAGAATGCCGGTCTCAGACGCCTTGTAGACCGCTGAGAACCAACCCTCCGTCGCTTCGGCGAACTGGTGGATCTGGTAGAACTGGTTCCGCCCGTTCGGCGTCCCGAGGAACAGCGCGCTGCCTTCCCGGTCCGACAGCGCCGGCCGGATGACCGTCGAGAAGATGTCCGCTTGCTGCAACCCGTACTCGTCGAGCACCGCATCATCCAGGTAGATGCCGCGCAGGTTGTCGGGGTCGTCGCCCCCGTAGACGCGCACCTGCCCGCCGTTGGGGTAGTCGATCCTCAGCTCTGACTCGTTGAACTTCACGCCGGGGATGGGCCGCGCGTAGTACTTCGCGTAGTCCCAGATTGTTGCTTTTCCCTGTCTATAGGTGGGCGCAATGTAGCCCGCTCGAGGCCGGGTCCGCTTGCACGTCAGCGCCCGCTTCTGTAGGTGGTTGATCGCCAGCACGGACTTCCCGAAGCGCCGGTGACAGACGACCACGCCGAACCGCTGGCGCTCGAGGGCCCGATGGATGACCTGCTGCAGCGCGCGGGGCCGGTAGGGAATCTCAACGATCTGTGGCGCGGCAGCGGGCGGCATCAGTCCTGCCACCGAACCTCGAGCGGCTTCCCGTCCGCGCCGGTGAGCTCGACATGCTCAGCCGGCTTGTCCAGCGCCCGGTTGAGCAGGTCGGTGAAGGCCTGGACGCTGGGGTCCTTCTCCCACACCTCGATCGTCTCTTCGTCCTGGTTGACCGCTTCCAGCGCCTTGACGCGCTCGAACTTGCCGCTCTTCTTGTTCCGAT